GTCTTTGGATGCTCCAAACCTGTGTTGCAAAAAACAACTTTAATATGTTCTGGAAGAACATTTTCATGTGCCTCTAAAACTTTAGCCAACATAAACCCAGATGTTCTACCACCGCTAAAAGAAATTACAGATGGATCTTTCAAGAAATACTTGCTATCCATTTATTTTCCCCTTTAATTCAGATCGTTTTTTAATTGCTGATTCTAATGGAATCAAAAAGGTCTTGTTGTTTTTGTTTTCAAGCGGGTTTTCATGCTGATCAATGTGTTCAGCAATAATTGATGAATCATCCAAATCGATCGCACCTTCTAACTTGTTTCTCATTAGAAAATATCCAATGCGAACCCTGTTAACCCCAATAATTTTTGCAGCTTCTCTTGCTGTTACATATGTTTGATCGCCTACTTTAATTGCCATTTGAAACACCTTCCATTTCTCGTCTATTGTTAATTTGTTCTAATACTGCTGCCCTAATCTTTTCGTCAACAAGTTCTCGCTCTTTAGCTTTCTCTTGCTTCTTTAAAGTAGCAGCAAGTTTCTTTTCTTTTGCTGTTATCTTTCTAGTTTCCCGCCTCATCATCTTATCCAATACAGAGGACATTGGTACAAGAAAATGAGACTTACTTTTCTTGTTAAACTTTTCCAGTTCAACAGGATCTATCTCAATACCAACTGCTCTGATTGCTTGCATTAAAGGCTTTTGATCACTCATGTCTATTACCCCACGGAATTCATTTCGATAGAAATAATGAGCAATCAATCCAGCTTTAACGCCCATAACTAACTGGGCTTCTGGGCTAGTCAAATACAATTCATCCCCAATAAATACTGGCATAACTACTTCCCTTCCTTTCTAACTAACTCTTCTGCAATTTCTAAAAGCTTAGAGCTATTTGCTGATTGGAATTTAAGGATTGGATACAGACTCATAAGTATAACAATTCTTTCATTTAACTTTTGTGTCCATCTCCACCCATTTGCTTCTATTCCATTGACGGTTACGCTTACACCATCATAAATAGCCTGTTGACATCCTCTAGACTCGATTAACCCTGGGAACAAACCATCTATTGTTTCTGCAACATCTTGGAGAAGATCAGAAACTTTCTTTTTATTAAGCTCGTAAGGTTCATTGCTGTCAACCTTCCTGACAGCTTTAGCCCATTCGCAGCAAGCCATACAAGCAGCAAAATTGATGTATGAATCAGGCTTGCGTTTAGCTACTTCTGAATCTTCCCACAGCACCGATAGATTAGCCAAAGCTTCAGAGGCAGCAGCAAACATCTCGTCAGGCATTATTTCAAGACCTGTGAGTTCCCTTGCAATAAAGGATGCCCTTCTAGAACAGGTTTGAACTGCTGCAACCTTTGATATTTTTGCCATTTTCTTGTCCTCTGGGCTTCCGTTCCCCGAATCTTTATTCTTAAACATTATAACCCCTTCTTTCAGTTTTTGGTAAGCTCAATTGCAACATAAGATTCATCGTCATTTTTAAGCTTTTGACACAACTTAATGGTGATAGATTTAACACAATCAGTATCATCACCCAGCAAATACCCACAATGCTGGAGTTGGTCTAATATCGGCTTAATTCGGTTATCCAGATCAGATTTTCTCCAGTTTTTTCCAGGGTACACCATAATTAATACATCGACAGGAAATAGACAGGGTTCAATCTTATTTCGATCATCGACATGGTGAAGGTTTTCCTCCCTCCATTGACGATATTTCTCACTAAGAATAACCCTGCCTTTATAATTCCTCCAGCAGCTATTTGCTGATGGAGGAAGGGTGAACAGGATTGGATCTACTGGCATATTATCTCCAAGACCAAGCGGGGGCAGTAATCTTTGGCACAATGCCATAATACTCAGGCACAAAAACACCAGTCTGATGAGCAGCAAGGTACTTCCTAATTGCTTCAAACACTTGGTTCTCCGCACGATCAAGATCACTCGAATCAAACTGGCAAACCATGCATGAAGGGTACTCATTCTTATCAACAATGATATGAAAAACATCATTGATTGGAATGTGCATCGACCTTAGACAAAATCGATATAAAGCCATCTGACGAAGGTATCCATTGAAGACACATTCTTTCGCCCAGTCCATTGGATCGTAAGAGCCAACAGTTTTCAGATCAACTAACAACCCTTTTTCTGGACAGTACATATCAGGTATGAACTTGATTTGTAATGGTTGCCCATCAAATTCAATAGTGGTTAAAATCTCTTGCTCTTTAATGATCGATGGCGAATTAAAATACTGCGAAGCAGAATTTTCTGCAATTGCAGAGATCATTTTGTTAGCTTGCTCGACATCATCATGGGTAATAATTTCAACACCATCTGTTAAGGATGATTTAAAATTATCCCAAGTTTCTTTGCCAACCTTAGTTCGCTTATCGCAGACAGGAGCAACCGCAAAGCGGGCACTAACTGTAGCTGGTTCAAGCAACATAGCATGAACTAAAGATCCAAGGATCATTGCTGGAGAAGGGTCACGCTGAACAACCTTGTCTATGTATGTTTTCTTATACAGAACAGGTGATTTTCTAAATAATTCAAGGCGGGAGTGAGACACATATTCAATTGGAAACATTAGATTGCTCTTTCTTTAAAAAATTTTTCTAGGATATCTAAAACCTGACCATTCATAGTTCTATTCTGGGATAAAGCCAGAAAATTCAACTGCTCTTTTAAATCCGAATTAGGTCGAAAAACTACCGTGAGTTTCTGCCGATCCTTTTTAGACCCGTGTCTTTTTGGCATTTTCCTTCTCCTTCAATAATGATGCCTGATAAGCACTCCACTCGTTATCATACTTCCAGGGCTTTTCAAAAAAATAAAGCAAATTCCCAACACCTCCAACACCATCCCATTGACCTTCACACTTAAGCCATCTGGCCAAACCAAGAACATTGTCTCTATCGAAGTACCACATAACGCACCCCTTTCAATTAGGTAAAACTGACAACATAATAAGTATATCATAAATATTTATTATTACCATAGAATCTTTTATTTTCTTTTATTTTCTGTTTTTTTCTGTTTTGGGTTTGACTTTTAATTTAACTGATCGTAGGATAGACGATGTGGTGGGAGTGGAACTGAGTTTGGAGTTGGCACGATGCCTAGGAAGAAAAAACACAACCTTCTTTCATTTGACGAAGCTTCAAGCTTTTGTCCACATCCCCCTGGAAGCACAGAAAAAATAATTGTTTTGGAAGCAAGATTATTTTATGGAATTGATTTATATCACTCTGGTGATAATTCGATCCCAATAATTTCTAAAGATAAGAGAAATGCTGCCAAAGCAGAAGCCGAATCTTGTCCAGATGCGGAGATACATCTGGATGATGATGATTACTAGCGGTGGTCATATGGGTAGACTTGTTGTTTGCCCTAAAAAGACATTGGTTTTTACCGAGGCCAATTAGTAACACACACCGCTAGTTATTTTTTACTTTTTTTTAGAAAGGGGAATGTCATGGAAGATGAAATTACCATGATTGATCGAGAGTTGAGACAAATAGTTGTTCCAAGTTTTAGTCCACCATGCAGTCTTAATGACGATGTGTCTGTGGAACCGCTAACCATAACAGGTGTTGTTAATGCTGACGAGCAGCTTTTGAAGTTTCTTTTGTTCAACGGCATATCTACCCATGCTATTGGGCAAAACAAGATGATGTCTATCACTAGCATAGATGACATCACTTCGGGCAGAGGATCGTATTCTGACACGATCATAAAAGTGAGAATGAAAATGGGCGACCTAAACACAGTTGTCTCTATTGAATTATCAAACGAGCAACTTGAAGAAATTGTAAGGATTGGACTTCGCACTCAGTTTGGTGCAAATGTTGAATCGGTTAGAGTGATATCGTTGTATCACGGACTCAAAAAGTACGAGTTGGAAGTTACTTTCAAAGGAAGGGGTTAACATGAAAATTGGTAAGCCTGTTGGTTTTGGCCAGCTTAACAAACCGAAAGCAGTTGTTTTCGGTGCTGAAGGTTCGGGTAAATCTACGATGGGATCGAAGCTCACAAAAGCTTTGTTCATTGATGTCGAAGGCGGTATTTCTGGCATTGATATTGATTGTGTGGCAATAAAAACATGGTCAGAATTTGTGGCTACGATCAAAGAAATCGTAACATCTACAGAGTTTGCCTATGAAAACATTGTTATTGATTCTCTAACTGCGTTGGAAAGATTGCTTCATCAGCACATCTGCCAAACATCTGGAGCATCATCAATCGTGCTAGCCTGTGGTGGGTATGGTAAAGGTCTTGTCGAGTCTGTTACTCAGATGTCTTTGCTGATTAATAGCCTTAACGCAAAGAAGGATCTTGGGGTTTACTTTTTGTGTCATTCGACAGTAAAAAGTGTAAATGACCCAACAAGAGGCGAATACGCTTCTTTCGGTGTTCGTGCTGACAAAGCAATGTCCGAATGGGTAACCAGTTGGGCAGACTTAATTGGGTTCGTTGAGATTGATTTGATGGTTGGTGATGATGGCAAGCCTATCATTCGCAAAGACGGCAACGAAGTACGCAGAACGATTACGGTAACACCAAGGGGTGGACTGACTGCGAAATCCAGAATCCCAGGGGTAACTGGAACGATGACTGTTGACAATTTTGTGACTAAGGTTAATGAAATTTTTTCTAAGAAAGGTAAGTAGTTATGAGTGATGAATTTGAAATCTTTGGCCAAGATGAAGCGAAAGAGCTTTTAAAGGCTGAT